TTCTGCATGTTGTACTTTAAGTTATATTCACCTGTTTGTTGGTCAATATAAGGAGTACGCTTCATTTTAGAGATAGCCTTCTGCATAAAGTTCTCTACTTCTGCAGGAGGAATACCGCCTACGTTCATATAGAATACTCTCTTCTCAGGAGCTCTTACAATCCTATGAATTAACATAGCATCTTCCATTAAAGTGTACTGCTTAAATAATTTACGAGCAGGTTCAATATAAGAACGGCCGTAAGGTAAGAAGTTTACATCTGTTAATAGACGGAAGTGAGCTACTTCGTAATTATCGAAGTAGATTGACTTAGCATCGTGCTGGTTTGGAGTCTTAAAATACCCGTAAGTATCAGCAGCTAATCCATCAGGATCGTATCTAAATCTAACAGCAGTTGGATTTTCTGGATCGTAATGTTCCTGTCTTTCAATGTTAAATGCAGCAAAAGGAATTACGTTATAAACACCGTATTTCTCTGAAGCTTCTAACTTCAAAAAGAAATCACCGTATTTGCACATGTTTCTGATCCACCAACTTAAATTAAATTCAACATTTAATACATCATAGAATAAGTTGTAGAGAATCTTTTGAATATTTTCGTCGTTTGATCTAATATGTAGAACCTCTCCCATATCATTCTTAAGAGTAGATTCTTCAGAAAGAATATCAAGAGCAGAAGCAATGATTGCATCTGTATCCATTGCATCATACTCAGAATATAACTGAGTTCTTAATGTTTGATAGTTAAATGATGATTGGTAGCCGTAGAGTGATGTAGGAGATGTGGTGTAGATTCTATTGTATCTAGCCATTAAGGAGTTATTCTCTAACTCTCCTGACATTTGGATCTGGTTTGTATCGGCTACTGATAGCTGATTACCGCCGACGTTACGGATAATAACATCTGTAGAAAATAACCTGCGTAATCTTGAAAATATACTAGTATCAGCCATTGTTTATTATTAATATAAGTATAAATAGTTAATACATCCAGCTTATATCTTCTTTTCCTCCTCTACCGTTGTCTATTTCGTATGGATTAACAACGTGAGATGGTAAATAGACGCCCTGATATGTTGGTTTCGTGGTTGAGATATTGTTCAAAGCATTGCGAGTAAGGTCTAGTCCTTGTTGTCGGAACTTTAAAGCAGTGTCTCTGATATACATTGCAATACCGAAGGCCATTACTAAGTCATCATTATAGCCTCCTTGGGCTTCTGCTCTACCATTCTTCCATATAAACACTCTCATCTCTTCAACCAATCTCTTGGATTGAATAATAACTGCCTTTTCATTAATGTATTCTTGGAATTTACCAATAACTAACGGTCTGGTACGGGAATTCATTGAAAATCCTGCTACCATATTTGAGTTGTAATCGTATTGATCGAAGTAGGATTCGGCAGTCATATTACCTCCTTTGGGAGAATAGTATAAATTATCGTAGCCTCTATCAATAACAGTCTGAATTGTTGACCATCCAATAGACGCATTTTCGATTATTAGTAATGCTTGGTTATACTCTGATGCTATACCCACTAGTAGATGACCGAATTCTTTAGTTCCTAACTGTCCTCTATATTCTGCAACCTGGGAATTGTTCTCAATATCTATAACATGGAAGGTTGAGTAGTCTTTTCCGTCACCTCTTGCTACGTCTGCTACTACCATGTAGCTTCTCGAGTAGTCAACAGGTTCCCATACCCATAAGTTCATGTCAGCCCCACGTCTTTCTACTGGTTCTTTGATGTAAGTCTGCTGGTAGAACTCTAAATACTCTCCGTAAAAGACAGTATCCCCGGAAGTTGCAAAATCACAATCACATTCCTGTGCTGCAAGGCGTGGATCTCCTAGTAAATTATCTTGAGCATCCCTCCAAACTTGATCTCTTTCAGGATGGACATACCAGGGTAGTTTAATTGGCAGGAATTCATTCTCTTTTGCTTCAGCTCTAACCCAGGTTTGGTGAAACCAGTTACCAGTACCGTAGGGAGTTGATAGTACAATTGCACCACCACCCGTTGCTAAGGTCTGTTGAGCGGATGCCCACGTCTCTCCAATGTTATCGATGAAGGCCGCCTCGTCGATTAACAGTAATGATACAGCTTCTGAACGAGCAGCATCTGAATTTGATGATTTAGCAGTAATTTTAGACCCGTTTGAGAGCCTTAAACTCAATTTATTCTTCTCTTCTGCATCAATTTTTAACCAAGAAGGTAGATTTTCGTACATAAACTGTACTTTTGACACTAAGTTACGTGCAGTTGCCTGTGTAGTTGCTAAGGTTAGAACGTTCTTATCTTTGTGAAAAAGCATTAACCACAGTGCATATCCTGCACCTAAAGTCGAAATACCTAGCTGTCTTGACTTTAAAATGATAGAATAAGGGTTTTCTTGGAAGTGTCTTAGTACTGTTTCCTGAAAAGGGTATAAATGAAATAAGATTCTACCCCTTAATGGATGCTGAATATAACAGTATTTTTTCATAAAGTGAATGGGGTCAACCACACACCTAACGTACTCCTGTCTTATAATTTGTTTTAAGTCTTGACTCATATCCCTAATAGTAAACCTGAGATCATCGAAACGATACCGACAGCATAGGCTACTATTTTAGCTGCATTCAAACGTTTATTTTCTTTCTTATACGTTTCAATGATAGAGTCTTTTTCTTTAATAACCTGCTTATAGTTTATTTCGTTTGCTTTATATTCAGTAATAGAACTATCCCTATGAAGAATAATAGTATCTTTTGCAGAGATAATTTCTTTCATAGTTGAAATAGAATCACGGGCAAAGCCTAGTTGCTTTCCGCAGTAAACTCTTTCCTCTTTAACAGTGATTGCTTTTCTTAAAGCATTACAAGGTACACAGCAAGTATCACTTGAAACTTTCTGCGAATAGAGAGGCGACATCGCTATTAGACATAGCACTAATACGCTTAAGATCTTCTTCATGTTGTTTATGTTCTTTAGCAGCTTCGGCTGCGGTTTTACCTAGTTTATTTTCAAGTTTCAAAACCCTAGCTTTCTGTACGTCAACTAAAGAATCTAACTGCATTATTTTTTTGTTGTGAAGTTCGATTTCATTATTTAATGAATCAATCCTTCTTTCGTAAATGGAGGTGTCAGGTAGTTTTGACTCTGGTTTAAAAAAGCGGGTGTAAGCAATTCCTCCGGCAAAAAGGATAACGATAATCCAAATAATAGCTTGTTTCATGACTTGTATATTTTTAACTTAAGAGTTCCGGTTCCTTTTATTACCCGGTGCCACTCATGTCTCTTTATAAATATAGACTCATTTAAAGAAGTAGGCAAGCTGTTATCTAACTGTAACTTCCAATCTGTTTCTCCAAGTATCTCCACGGTTCTATCTTCATCATCTCGATGCCATAGTAATTCTATGGGGTCTATGTTTTCGTTAAACTCACGAATGGTATACTCGTCAGTAACTTCTAAGTCTCTGTATGGTTTCTCCATTCTGCTAATCCGTCTAATTGTTCTTTAGTCCAATAATTGTAATAATCAGTAAATTTAAGACTATTTGACTTAGAAAGCAAGTCGGCTAGGTCTTGTACGACCCAAATATAACAATCAGGAAAGTTAGTGGTTATTCCGTTAATAGTAAAAGGAGATCGTGGATCATTATCTAATATCACTTTATTACTGTTTTTAAAGGTATGGTTTAAAGATTGAGTCTTTGCTTCTAAGGTTTCTTCTCCGTATAATTCGTAATCAAGGAGGTAGAAAATGCATACTTTATAGACCTGTACGTTAGCATTACTGATCTGAAATGCAATACTGTCTAGGTTGGTTTCTTCGATAGTATACTCTTGAGATTTTATAACCGATTTAGCGAATGGACAGATAGGCATATTACTTAATTCCGGCCTAGGGACTGTAAGTTCGTCAAACCATTTTTTAAGCTTTTCTACCATATTAGTTTATTGTATAAAGGTATGTGCGTATTCAGTATAACAATCATCGAAATGAGAGTAGTTAACAGTTAACTCTTCCCCGACTTCTATATTCCTAGATGCTACCATATACAGAGATCCGCTAGTTATTGAATTAGGGTTACTACTGTGGTTTTGAAAAACTGAATGATCGCATGAGGAGTAGTAATAGTCCTCTTCTTTCCAGAAGTACACGTCTATAAAGTTTTTTTGAGTACTGTTTAATTTTTCAAGATTATCTTTATGAATTTTGATATCTAAGCCTTCTATAAATTCCCAAATGACAGTATCTTTCTCGATATACTCTTTTGTAAAAACTCCAAAGCCTTTATCTTTAGTTTTCTCAATATAAGTACTAATGGTAAACATTTATTTGATTACTGAGCTAATATCATAGTAGAAAGAATCCGTATCCTCGGTAATCCATTTATCAGCTACTGATTCGACTGCTGGTAATACTTTATCAACTTTAATATCTTTAGGATCCATTGGAAACTCTGCAGTTACCCAATTAGAGTCTCTCCAATATATTCTATTGTTTGGCATACAGAGTAGGTAACCATCGTCTGCTACTAGTATGTGCCCGGCTTTATAATCAGTTGGTTCATCAGAGTACGGATTATCATACCAATCTACAGTGAATAGGTATGTTGCCCAAACTTTAGTTTTATCTCTAAGTAATACTTGGCATCTTTTTTCTATAAGAAAAGAGTATTTTTTAACTGTTACGTTATAATCAAAGCAATCCCAGAGCTGTTTATAATAAAAGGGGATATCTTTTTTAGGTTCTTCTATAAAAATTTCTGATAGTGGTACACGGGATCTTACCATACCGTAATCAGTCATAACATGAAAGGTTAGTATCTTACCTGTTATAGATTGGATTGCAAAAGCGTAAGCATTATCATACTTATTCTCATCTTTTGTATTGTGGGTAAAGTGAGAGCGTCGTACTAGACATTTAAAATACGGAATGTTCTCATTCAACATTACTTTTATTTCTTATTAACAACTCACCTAAAACTTCTAAACGTCCCACTTCTCTTTGAAACTCAATTTGAGTCATATCTAAAGAGATTTTTTTATACGTTTCGTCAAACTCTTTTTTAGTTGCTTCCATATCTAATTTTCCTGCAGCTGCTTTTGTATAGTATGGTAATTTAACTTTAAAGTGATGCCAAGTTAAAAGAGATAACCCTCCTTTTTCATGAGCAGAGTTAGAAATTTTAGCAGCACCTTTTCCTCGGGTTTCTGCAAATTCTTGAAAAGATTCTTTAACTTCTTTTAATATGTCTAGTAAGTTCATTTCTTTTTCTTTTTCTTTTTTTTCCAACTTCCGCCTCTTTTTTTATACCATTTAGAGGCCCATAAATTAGCGTAAGCTGATGGATATGTATCAAATTTTGCTCTAGCGGCTGATGTAGCTCTAGACCATAATCCTTTATTAGTTGGAGTGTAATCTGATTCTAGTATTTGTAGAATCTCGGTTACTCTTGCTTTTTTAGTATTCGCAACAACTTGTGCAGATGTTTTTTTCTTTTTCTGTGCGGTAGCTGCTCTTTCAGATTTAGATAATGACTGTGCTTTGGCTTGAGGTAAGCATCGATCAGGTCTTTGTTTATTTTTTGAAGTTCCACAAGCACCTGCAATATCACCGTCGGAATCTATACGTACCCACTTCTCTTTAACCCAATCTCTCAGGCTCCGTTCTTCTAAAACTTTACGGATAAGTAGGCGTAGATTTTCCATATTACCAAAATCCTGAGTAAGACCCTTTTAATCCAAGTAGAGAAGCATATCTTGGTAATCTACATGCCCAGTAACCTGGTTTTGTTTTATCTTTCTTTTCTGCACAGTTATGTCTTTTTGCAAAGTTAGTTCTAGCTGCTGAATCGTTTATTTTAGCTGTTAATCCTGT